AAAGGTGCCCCATTGATCAAAGAAGTAGTTATAAACCAGTGTTACGTCATTATCTAGGTTAAAGCGAATCTGGTTAGTTTCAGGAATGTTAAGAGCAGACAGCACTGTCTGGCTATTGTAATCAGATACTGGATTGCCAATATAGGTAGTTGACAGATCCCGCCCTAAAAGCCAAATGCCATTATTAGACTGAAACATAATGCCATTGGGCGTTAGCACAATGCTGCGTTGGTTAGAGCAGCCAATAGTTGAGGTAATAAAGGTGGCCTGGGAGTACTGGTTATTGGCTCCCGTGTTATCGGGCCCCGTGCCGTTTACATAGTAAATGGCATTGTCTTTAAAGATGATGAGTTTGTCATCCATGGGTGCTAAGCAGCGCATGGGCCCAGTTGAGCCGCCGGTCCCAGTCGAGGGCGGTACATAAAGAGTAAACAGATCACTCATCTCGACGGGAGTGGCCTCAATGACTTGCTTACTAAACCATAGCAAGTTCTGGTCTTCACTATCGATGCCCCAAAGCCGGGTATCAAACAGGGTAGTGGACACAAAGGACGGGCCGCCAATATTCTCAACTACCCCACCAGTCGTATAGATAAGGTTATTGCCCAGAATAGCCGGGTCTGAGTTAGTATCCGTGACGCTAATTAAATCGGGGTCGGAGCCTGAGTTATTAAGAACTGGCACGGTGATGCTAGTTGTCTGATAGTACGACTGCTGCTCGACCGACCAGCGATACATACAGATTTTAACGGGGTTAGCGGTTTTATAGGTTAAACGCAGCTTGGGGATGTTAAGAAGAACTGAGCCCGTGTTCCCGCTACCAGTAGTGGTGACGGCAACGGGAATAGAGGGCGCTGACCTAAAGGCATTACCTTGCATATCAGTCCACTCATAGGTTACCTGGTAATAGTAGGCGTCGGTATTGGTCATCCCATTGGGCTGGGCTGTCATATTGCCGCCAGTATTGCTCCACTGGGCTTGGATACTGTCGGGCCATACAAAGAAGTTATTCTCAGTGGGTACATAGCCGTCGTAGCCCCAAAGAAAGCCAGCATTCAGATTTAGGTTATTGCCTATCTCAGAACCAATTAAATTGGTGCTGGTTAACTCAAACGTTGCTAGATTAATACCAAACTGGCTATACACGCCAGCCACCTGATTACCGGCCGGGATATTAGTATTCTTGTTAACTGCCTGGATACTGTCGGCATACAGGTAAGAAACAGCCATATTACCAGCCGGGTCTAGCACCATGTTAGACAGGCCTTGGGTAGAGTAGCCTGCCCCATTCGAGTAGGCCAATTGCGCTGCTACATTGCCGGAAGGGTTAAGCAGATAGTAGGTCGACTGGTACGGGCTTTGATAGGCAGCTAGAACGTATACATTGCCGTCACTGGCTACAACGGGCTTGCTGGCCAGCCCTACTGAACGGGCAAATACACCAGTACCTGACGGTAGACCCTGCTGAGTAAGGGTCCCGCTATAAAGCCAGTTACTAGGGATAGTCGGGGCACCGCTAACTGTAAAGTTATAATTAACGGCTTGCTCAATAAAATAGGTGAACACCCCGCCGGTAGCCGCTGATGTAATGTTTGTGGGGCTGGTTATATGGGCGTTCGTTACAGGAAAGCCCGGCAATATATTAAGCTGGGGGTCAAAGGCTACAGTAGTGGCGTTATTAGATATAGTGCTAATAAAAGTAGCCCAAATAACCGCGTTAGCCGTATCGGCTGCCATACTCATAAGGCTAGCATTATCACGCACCACTGACTTAACAGTGCTTATAACAAGCTGGGCGGTTATATAAAGATAGCTGGTTGTATTGGTTAAAGCAGTATTCCAGCCCAAGTATAGATTATTGCCCAACACCACGCCGTCATAGCCCGGGTTAGTACCCCCAGAATAAGTATTATTGATAGTTACCGGGCGACTGACTGCACGGGTAGCGAGGTTAATTGTAGTGTACGCAAGGTGAGTGGAGTCAGAAATGTATACTACAATAAAATAGTTGCCTAGAACAAATACTCGCGGGGATGTAACCGTTGCTCCCCCGCCGATATCCGGCTGTAAAGCAAATGGGGGCACTACATTCTGGCCAGTAGTGGCATCGGCAACGGATGCCATAGGAGTACCAGCATCGGTGTAGGCCGTGCAAATAAGCCCACTAGCCGAAATGGCAATATCAGACTGCGTTTGGGTAGTATTCGTACGTATAAGCGGCAGGGTGTTAAGCGCTAGGGGCTGTATCTCGCCCTTAACAACCCACTGGGACTGGCCCTGAATATAGGCAGCTAGGTTAGAGGATATGGCCGTTAAGTTGTTATTAAAGGTAGTCAGGTAGCTGTAATCAGTTGTCGGCAGGCTAGCTAGCTGCAGATTGCCATTGCGCTTCTCGAGTAGCCCGAGCTTATTCTGAACAGCGTTGTTTAATGCAATGAACTTTCCCGGCGTAAGCTGCTTCGGGTCACCCTTCTGGCTTAGGCCTTGGGCAAAGTTAATGGCAACTGGCTGTTTCTGTAGCATTTAGCGGATCTCATATGCCAATAGGGTACAATAGGAAACAACTGCATTCCAACTCGGACTATTAACACACACATACATAACGTACGAGTAAGTTCCGGGCGCGCCGTTTAGGCCATAATCAGTAAAGCTAATTAAAGACGCCGGAGAGGCAAACGAGAGCGGCGGCTGGCCAACATAACACGCATTCAGGGTTGTGTTATAGATCGCGAAACCGTTACGCTGAATTTGGATATACATCGTGCCATTTGGGCCATAAGGACTATACTCGGACACATTGAGTAACTCAATAACGGAGTTAATCGAGCTGCCATCTGGTGATAGCTCCACTCGCACGGGATTGCCCAATGTGGTAATGGACGTATTGAAATTAGTGACCTGCGTGAGACTAATACTGCTTGTAATGTAGTAACCGCAACTACTGCTAGCTTGAAAGTTAACTGGTGCAATATTGGTAGTCGAAATAGTCCTAGATGCAATATTCGATCCTAGGATAGTGGCTGGTGCAATGGCTGTATTAAGGATAGTAGCGGGTAGGATTAACGAGTTGTTAATAAGCTGGGCGCCAAAGTTACCTGCATTATCAAGTGTAACAGGCAGTAATAGGCTTGGGATATTCGGCAAGGTGAGGCTATAGCTATTCGGCAGTGATACCGGAGCATTCAGTGTAACACCGTGAGAGTTAGCTATTAGATCCCTAATCGTAATAGGGCCGCTATCAAGTGCTGCTGGCACTGTAGCAGCAGAGATAAAGGTGAATGTTTCGGCAGTTGAGTTATAGCTGGCCCCGGCGCCGGGGGGCGTTGAGGGGAGCCCAGTAATCGTACCAGTAGCACCTGGAACCGAGCCGTTAACAACTACAGGAACCTGGTTACCTAAAGAGTCGTTGTAGTACAGCGACGAGCCTACGGCATATAACGAGCTTAGTGTTGGCGAAGTGCCGGGCAGTGTAGACGGCTGGGGAGTAAAGGCCGCATATCCCAGGTTACTGGCTGCATTGCCATTAAATGAAAGGGCCGTATTAATGTTTAGGCCAGACGGAGTTATTTGGTTACCTTCACCAGAAGAATGGTCGTGCTGGCTAATAATAGCCATACAACTATTAATATCATTAGCATAATAGGGCCCAAGCTCTGTGCCTACAGTAGGGACGGGCAGGTTCATTGGGCCAGTGATTACATAGTTAGTACTCATTAGAACACCACAATCGATACGGTTGAGGGACCGCTGGCCACTAACTTAAGCGTTAGGTCCGGGGTTTGATTAGTAGATTGCATATCATAATACGTGATGCTAGCTGAATTAAGCACCACAATATAGCCCTGCAATTTCTGCTGCAGCTTATGGTTAATCACATTAAGCCCAGTAATCAGGCTAATGTTACTCAATAGGTTAGCATTGGCTAATGGTGCTGTAAGAACCGGGTTGATGATAGGTATCCACCTGTTTTGTAACAGCGTTAGATCCTTATCACCCGTTTGTTGATATGGCAGTTGCATTACCAGCCGCCTTTGAAACCATTGAACGGCCCAAAGCCAGAGCCCAATGTAACCGTTCTGGTATCGCTAATTGTATCGGGCTGACCAACATCGCGGTCTTGGGCAGTTTCCTCAATCCGTTTCTTAAGAAATAGCAATTCGCTATCTAATGAGCTAACGTCTGATTCTTCTTTATCAAGTGCGTACTTAGCAGCACGAATAATTACATACTGTGTCCAGCCGCTAATGCCATCAATTACATCTGTATCCTGGAGCAGCTGCACCATACGCGGCACATACCACAGCCTAATGGGCTGGTTAGCGCTGGGTGTGGGAATGAAGTTGATATTGTTATCTATCACTCTATAGCGCAGGTTAAACACGCCATAAATGGTCGAGGCGGTATTGGGATAGAAATATT